ACCACCAATCGCCTGATCCATAATACAATCAGTAAAGTTAGTCACATTATCTACTAACTGATCTATTATTCCGTCAATAGAATCTCCAAGACCACCTAAAACATTCTTCATTATACAAGGAATACCTTCATGGAATGACTTAAGTGGTTTAATAAATGCTGCTTGTGCTGCTATACCAGCTTGTTTTGCTTTACCTCTACTCTTAGTTGCTGCAAAAACAGCACCGAATACCTTATTATAGGTCTTTTTCAATCCACCATTCGCATTCTTAGCAACTTCAGTTTGCAATTTACCCATCATATCTTTAGCCATTCCACCACCTAATGCTTTAATCTGTACCTTCGCATTCGCAGTTCTCTCTTTTATTTTTAGTTTTACTATACCCTGAAGTTCTTTTGATTTTGCTTTGAACGCATCAGTATCAATTCCACCAAGAACATCGGCAAACTGAGATTTAATCGCATCCTTATCAATCGAATCTGTTAATATTTTCAAATCTTTCTGCATATTTTTCATTTCAGTCTTCATTTGCCTACTGGCAAGTTTCATAGTTGGTATCATAGAAGATACCGTAGGAGTATCAATTATACTTCCCAAAGCAGTAAATGAAGATTGTATCTTTTCTTTATCAAATTCAATTTCACCAAGTTCCTCACCCAACTTACCAACTAATTGACTAAGTTTAGCTGTGTTTACCTTATCTGCAATATCTTTAGGTAAATCAAAAGGTAATGGAGTAGATCTAGGTCCTGATTGGTCACCAACTTCTTTATTTAAGAAATAAGCACTTGGTGGATTCTTTTTAGTATATCCAGTATAAGGTGCAAATGGAAGTGAATAAGGTCCAAGTTTGACTGGACTTGAAGCTCTACCAAATATTCCTAATATTACAGGTAATTGTGCATCATCACCATCAAGGAAGAAACCAAATACACTATCTCCTGGTGATAATCTAGTTGATCTAAAAACTCCAGCACCACCAGATCCTGCAGTTGCTGGTAATAAAATCTGAGCCCAAGGTAAATCCTTATCAGGTAATTCAATTGGATTTTGAGGATGATACCCCATGATCCTTACCTTAATTCTATTTCCCCAAGGATCATCCTGATCATAATCATCAGGTTTAGCACCAGGTGGTAATGGAGCTGGTATTGTATCTACAACTTGATTTAACTGACCACCTTGACATTCCTCTGGTGCAATCTGACCGATCCACCACCTAAATCCATCTCTTCCTACAAAATTACTTTTTAATATTGATTCTTCTATCATTTCGCTTTAGTTCCGAATGTATCTTTAATTAGTGTTAATGAAGTATATGAACCAGTTGGATCAAAATGATGGCACAGTTCTTTAATCATATATAGACCACTTTGCTCAGTATCAACTGTATTCTTTGCTGAAGTAAGAGCAAATTCACATTCAATAATATCACCAGCTTCCAAATTAGTATTGGATGGTACTGTCATACTAACTTTCTGAGAAAATATAGAATTATATCTCATAAGTGCTTGAGATTGACTAAGAGTTGGATCAGCATTCTCTGCTTTAGATACACCTCTTTCCATAGTTCCTCTATCCATAATAGCAGTAACAAATCTACTAGGAGATTCACCTAAATTACCAGGCAAAACAACATCTTTACCTAGAGTTGCAGACTTCTTTCTATAATCTTCTAATTTAAATGGACCTTTAGTTGGGTCTGTGTAATTAAAAGTTAATGGATCAAAAAATATTCTGTAACTACAATAAGCACCTCTTTGAAGTTTACCTAGTACATCCTCATTTAAAGATGTGCTATACCTTATGATTTTAAAATCATTATTAGTTTTATCGATAACTTCACTTGAATAATATTTTGCTACTGGTTTGCTATCTATTATACTATCAAGAGATCTAAAATGAAATCCAGTTACAGTCTCATAAAATAGATATCCTGCAGTAGCATCATCTTTAGATTTTTCAGGTACAGATTTTGATGCTAACCACATTAAAAGAGTAAATGGTTTTCTCATATTACCAATAAATCCATATACATTTTGAGTTGGATCTATATCAACCTTACGATCATCATTCAATTTGTTTTTAATTATATCTTTAACCGATTCTGATATCTTATTAGATGTTGGATACTTTCTACCAACTCTAGATGTCTCATTAGTTATTGCACCAATAGAGACTAAATTTAACGAGAAAGATTCTGTTTTTTTCCTTACAATTACATTACTAATACTAGATACAAAGAATTTTAAATCAATTCCTGGATTATCTTCAGTATTTCCTTTAATCTTTAAAGTAACCGTTTCTCCACCTCTTAAAGGTAGACCATTATAAATTGATTGCAATTCTCCATCTTCTCCTGTTATAGTATTTCCTTCAGAGGTAACTTGTAATTTAGCAGTAAGAGTTGGTGAAAATATATCCTCATAATAATCAATCATTACAGTACCAAGAGCAATATCAACCGTCTTTGAACCGTCTGTCGATTCAATTACAATTTCATCATATTTTGATCTATCTAATGCTTCCATTTAAGTATATGCTGTAATTAACGTTGTTAAATGTTTATGATATTCCTTTATATTTACACCACCACCCCCACCAGTAATACTGGTTGGTGTACCAGCATCTCCTTGAGGAGAATTCATAGATTGAGATTGACCTCCCTGTGGCATAGGCATCATAATTGTTGCACCCTTTCTCTTTGGTGTTATCTCCTTAAGAATACCTTGCATAGTCTCCTTCACACTCCCAAATTTATCTTGAACTTCTGGTGTATCAATAACATCTTTCAATTCATTAGCAACTGATTCCATCTCAGGCTTTAATGATTCACTAATACCCTTTAAGGATTCAATTAAACTTTGACTCTCATCACTACCTACTGCCTCACTCATTTGAGAGTTAAGAGATTCTTTTAATTCTTCACCAAAATTTAAAATACCTTTAGATGGATCTTTAACAGTTTTCAAAGTTCCTAAGATACCACCAAATCCCTTCATCATATTGGTAGGATCAAATTCATCTGCAGTTGATTTCAAAGAAGATTTCAATTTATTAGATTCTAAGAAACTAGATGCTTCAAGTAATTTCTCAGTTATATTATTTGGAAAAATAATTCCATCTTGATTAGGAACAAATAATTCTCTATCTTTACCCTTACCTTTGGCATCATCACCAACAATTGCGGATTCACCCTTTTTAAGTTCTCCACCCTGATTCATGGTCAGGACACCTTCAGGAACTTTTGAATATTCTATTTTTGCATTCTTTTTTAAAAAGTCTTTCTTTTCATCATCACTCAACTCACCCCATGGCTTATCATCATCAGACTTAGATTCATTATATTTTTCTTCATCAGTTTTTTCTTCAACCTCTTCTTCTTCAAAAACTCCAAGTGGATCCCACCAAGGTCTTTCTTTTCTCTTCTCATTAATTTTGGATATTGCCTCATCTAATTCACTATCATCTTTATAGGTATTAACCGAATCAATAAAACCTCTATTCAATTTATTAAGATCCTCATTAACTTTCGTTAGAGATTCTTTTGATTTTTCTTGAGCACCAGAAAAATCAAATCCACTGAACATACCAACTATTTCAGTCAATTTTTCCCCCATTCCTGTAAATATACCAACAACTCCATTTATAAAACCAGTAAGAATGCCAACTGCTTGTTGAATTCTTCTAACTAACCCAGTAACAGCTTTTAGAATAGCAGGTAATCTACTAGCTACGAAACCTATTAAAACTATTCCAAGAAAACTAAGTATTCTACCTAAAAATCCCTTTCCAGTATCTTTTATAACTTTCCCACGTTGCTTTAATGCTCCTTGTAAACCTTGAGCTTCAACAGCATCTTCTCTTTTTCTTCTTAAAATACCCTCTCTTCTACTTCTGAAGAATGAAGCATCGGAAGATATAAGTTTCCTTTTATTTCTATTCTCAGTATTAATATTTTTAGCAATATTTCTAGTTAAAAAACTAGACTTAGCGATACCAGTAGAAAGTCCAGTAAACGATCTACTTATCTTATTAAGACTTGTTGTTGAACTAATTAGAGCGTTTGGATCCATGTTATGTTGGAACTACCTGATAGTTTTTGAATGCAAGAAATACATAACTATTATCTACATTTGATGCTGGTATAACAGGAACACCTCCACCGACACCACCAGCAGCAACATTTCCTTCTGCTGCATTAGGATCAGCATCTTCACTCATAGAAGGAAATGGAATTATATTAGCAGGAGGTTCTTCTAAAGAACCTAATTCTTTAGATAAACTCTTAGTTTGTTCCTTTTTACTAGTTGATGGTTCAATCTTTGCAGCATCCGTTTTATATCCTGTAATTCTACCCCTACTATTTCTGATAGGTTCAGGTTTCTGCTCTTTAATTTTATTATGTAATTCTAATATCCTATCAGCATTAGCTGCTTCAAATTCTTCTAAAGATTCTTTATATCTCTTTGACCCACTTCTACTAGCACCAAAATCTTCTCTTCGTGGTCTCTGATTTACAATTTCATTAAGTAAATCCTGATCCGTTATAGGACTCATCGCACCAGGCATTACATCACTACCCTGTTCTAATTCATTTTGAAGTTCTGTCAATTTCTCTGCACCTACGGCATCTTGAACTCCACCTCTAAATTTATAACCTTCGCTGAAGAAAATTATACTAGTAATTACACCTGCTAATGCCTTGAACCAAGGAGGTCCAGGAATTTTAGCACCAATCATACCACCAACAGCACCACCACCATATCCCATTCCCTGATCTACAACCTCATACATAAAAGGTTTTCCTTCAAGCACATTCTTTGCACCAAAAAGACTAGTAAGTAATATTGAAATCTTACCAGCACTGCTTGCAGTCTTACCAAAAACACCACCACCCTTCTTTGGAGTAGTACCACCTTTTGTTTTAGTTGTTTTATCTGGATTTACATTAGTAGAACCAGCTACATTACCACCACCCTTACCTGAACTAAAACCATCAAGTGCTTTCTTTGCAATACCTAGTATGGCATTCTTCAATTTTGTTAATGGAGCACCAAGTAAACCAACAGCAGTTACTGTTGCTAATGTCATTCCAAGTTTACCTAAACCTAGAGTTAATGCACCCATTCCTGCAGTAGCAAGTGCAACTACTCCCCCAATAACTAATAATCCTTTTAATAAATCGTTCCTTATTTTTACAAACTTCTCTTGATTATCACCACTCAATGCTCTAAGCATATCAACAGTTTTGTTTATTAACCAACCACCAGTTAATAAGAAGAATACATTAACTAATTTACCTAATCCAATTTGAACTTTCTTACCTATATTTTTAACAGGAGCCATTATAGCATTTCTAATGCCAGTTTCTATTGCATTTTCTTTTGAGTCTATTAATCCTTGCTTTGCTAATCTTCTTTGTCTAACAGCATTTGCTGCTTCTCTTTTTCTATCTAAAGCAGCACCAGCCGTTAAATTTGAAGATATTACTTCTAATGATTTATTTAATATAATTGTCTGCTGACTTATACTATCAACTTGAGTAGAAATATTACTTAGTAATCCAGCATTTCTATTAACTGCAGCAGCTGTACCACCATCATTCTGCTGTTTTATAACACCACCACCAGTAAACATACTAGCAGAAACGTTACGTCTTACAGCACGTATTCCTCCTCCTATTGGTGATTTAATGGGTTCAGCCATTTTGTTGTTGCTTTAGATTTTCTTCTTCAATATATTGCTGTAAGAGTGCGAGATATATTTCTCTTTCCCACGGCATCATATTTTCTAACTCCGTTAAGCTATATTTATGGTGTTGCATCAACGCAAAATTAATCTTATAGTATGACTCAAGATCTTCATGAGCCATACTTATGCGAAAAAACTCTGCAGACCCTCCAACACGACTTCATTTTCCTTTTTTGTTTTTGGATTAGTCACCTTAACTGTATGTGACAATTTGGGCATAGTATCAAAGAATTTTTCAATAGATTTGAACTGTTTTGAATTAAGAGATTCTACGAATTCAGATAATTCCTTTTTTGTACAATCAGCACCAGCCCAAGATTCATCTTCAGAATAAACTTGTTCCACACATGATGCAATCAATTTAAATGTATCATCAACATTCACTTCACCATCAGTAGAAAAATTAGTTTTAATAAACTCTTCCATCGATGGATACTTCATTCTCAAAGTATACTCACCATCCAAATTAATGTCTGGAGTATGCTCATCATTTACCTGAACCTTTATATCATCTAAATTAATGACTGCTGGAACTTGAGTCTCACCATCATCAGGACAAGTAATCATAACTTCAACCTCTTCTCCAACAGACTTACCACGAATGTTAAGGAATAGATATTCAATATCAAAGGTAGAAAGATCATTAACCTTCACACCTCTACTCAAAATACAAGCAGAAAGAACATCTTTAATAGCATTTGCTATTTGTTTATTATCCTGACTCTCCATAGCAATAATTAGAATCTTTTCTTCTTTGACTAGAAAAGGTCTAAATTTAATTTTCTTCTTAGTAGAAGGAATAACTAACTCATAAGAAGGAGTCGAAATCTTTGGTAAGGGCATAATAAGCTCAGTTCAAGTATTTTTATTTATAGAGGTAATTTGAAGTTTAGTTTATCCTCCGTAATATCCCTCACTAATAACATTACCACTAAGAGCATCATCCCCAAAATAAGAATTATTACCAGAACGGTTTACTTTAGGTAAATCTGTAAATGATTTTAGTTCATTATATCTTTCGTCATTATTAGCAACACCTGGATTTATAATACTAGCTCTAGGATCTGAACCGTATTTTTTTGCTGCTTCAGAAGTTTTATTTTGATCGTTCCCTTTTGCTGCAGCAAATGAACTTGCCTTTCCACAAATATATCTCTCATAAGCGAAAGCACAACTCGCCTTTAAAACATTTGAATTCTGATATTGTACTCTAGTTGAATCTAATGCAACTGGGTATAATCCTCTAAAATTATATTCAAGGGATTGTTTATAATTTTTCTCAAATTTTACAATTTTAGTTGACTGTGATCTATAATCTAATGGATAGTTTAATTTAAAATTATATGCATTATCCATTTGTTCTGCATTAGATCCACCAGTAATATACTCCATCCAGTGTTCTAAAAACTTAAGTGCTTTATATTCATTATCTACATAAAACTCCAATTTCATTCTAGTAAAATTTCTAGTATGAGGTATTGTTTCAGTTACACCTTGAAATTCACCATTTACAACTGTTGTAGCAAAAGTAGATCCTGGTAAAAATGCAGTACTGCAAAGCAATCCTATATCACTTGTATGAAATCTATTATCAATCCCCTTTCTTCTCAAAAAATCTCTTAAAGATTGATTATCATTTTGAGTTCCCGATGGAAGACCAAACTCGACTAAGTAATGAGAAGTTTGAGCAACATTCTGAAACTTAGGTAATATTTGAGATATTTTCTTTGGAATTGGAGCTGACACTCTAAATAGATGTATTATATCATTTCTATTTAGATGGCTTATAAAGGAAAGTATTATCCAACTTTTCCTCACAAGTATAAAGGTGATCCTACAAATATAACTTTTAGATCATTGTGGGAAAGGAAATTTATGGTTTACTGTGATAAGAATGCAAACGTATTAGAATGGGCAAGTGAAGAAATTGTAATACCTTACATATCTCCAGTTGATAATCGTCAACACAGATACTTTCCAGACTTCTATATGAAGGTAAAAGAAACTGACGGTAGAATAAAAAAATATGTTATTGAAGTGAAACCTTTAAAGCAATGTAGTCCACCTAAAAAACCAAAACGACAAACACCACGTTACATAAAAGAAGCATATACATATGCTACAAATCAAACAAAATGGAAGGAAGCAAGAGAATATTGTGCGGATAGACAATGGGAATTCAAAGTGATTACCGAAAAAGAACTGGGAATTAAATGAGTAGAGTTAAAGACATACGTGATAATTTAATCGGCACAGAAGATGCTGATGATTTAATGCTGGAAATTATTAGTGTCTTAAATGAAGGAGGAAAAGTTCCTCAAGTAGGAAAATTCTATGTCTTTGTATATAATCCAAAAACACCTAATATAAGGTATGACCAAAATCCTCTAGTTGGTGTAACTAATGTATATGAATGGGGATTCAAAGGAATTAACTTTCATTGGAACGATCATAGAAATTATACTTGGAATGAAGTACCTGGTGGTCTCTATGAAATTAATAATGATGAACTATCTGACCTTGACGGTATTCCATTTGCAAGATTTAGACATTCATAGTAAAATAGCAAATAATAAAGAATAATATAATGCACGGTTTAAAAGTATATAATAATATTTTATCTAAAGACTCATGTAATAAAATTATTGAACTTTTTGATAATGATGATCATCGTGAAACAGGAACAACTGGATATAATAAGATAACTAATGAGAAAAAATCTACAGATATCCACTGCAATTTTGATAATATTAATACTCAACATTATAATGATATATTAATGCCATCTGTACTCAAACTATCAGATAACATCAAAAAAGAGTACTCATTCTTAAATAAAGGATGTGATTGGTGGGGAATGGATAATTGGTATAATATACAGAAGTATGAGAATGGTCAAGGATATTTTGCTACTCACTGCGAACAATCAAGTAGTTATCCACACAGAATGTTAGCATGGATGATCTACTTAAATGATGCAAAATGTGGAACTGAGTTTCCCTATCAAAAAACTACAGTAAATGCAGAACAAGGAAGAGGTGTTATATGGTCTGCAGGATGGACTCATCCACATAAAGGCGTAACACCTAACATAGGAGAAAAATATATTGCA